CATCAATGAAATGTCGGGTTGTTGCGGTCGCCGACCACAGTTCCCCCAGCCACTGCTCGCGGAGGAACCCGCCGCCGGCGTCGTTCGCCGGGATGATGTCCGTGAGGGCGGCGTTGATCCTGCCGGCGTCACGCTGCAACAACCCCTGTTCCACTTCGGCGATGACTGCGCGGGCGGTCAACGGTTCACGGGCGGCGGCGACAATGGTTGTCGGGACTGGTGTTTCGGGCACGTCGGGTTCCTCCGGTTCGGGTGCCGGCGGGTCCGCCGGGGGTAGTGGCACGGCTTCGGGTTCGGGGGTGTCCGGGGCCAGGGTTGCGGTGAGGCGGGCGTCCGCGAACGCCGGCACCGACGTGACCGCGACGGCCACGAGGTCGGCGGACACCAGCCGCCCGCCCTTGACCACCGCGGAATCGAGCTCCACGGACAGGGCGTCCCGGACACCCTCGGCGGCTTCGATCAGTGCGTCATCCCCGGCGGTGGTTTTCGCCACCCGAAACGACATGGTGAGCCCGTTCGGGTCGCTCGCGGCGGTGGTGGCGTACCCGATGGGGGTGGTGCGGCCGTGTTCGGTGAACAGCTTGACCCGGCGTAGGTCGTCGGGGATGCGGACGGTGCCCTCCGGGACGGTGAGCACACCGCCCGACGTGCGGCCGGCGGTTTCATAGGGCAATGCGAGACCCGTGAGCACCCGCGTATCGTCCGCGAGGTCCGCGAGCACCCCGGCGGTGGTGGCGAACGTGAGAAGCATCAATCCTCCGTGGGTGTGCCGGTGGACGCCGGTGACAACGTTGTCAAGGCGGTGGTGTCGAACGCGGCCCGGTGCCCGGACGGGAGCACGTCATCCATCGAGAGGCGGGCCACCACCGCATCCAGGTACATGCCCAGCCCGTAGTCCAAAAACTGCAAATTACGGGCCTGCACGGTGGCGTATTCCAGCGACGCACCCTCTGAGGTCGCGTCGATCAGGGCGGCGGGTACGGATGCGGTGCGGGCCACGTTCAGGGCGGCGGCGTTCCGGCCGGCGATCAGGAGGGCGGCGTCCCCGTAGGGGTGGGCTTTCGTTTCGATCGCGGCGTTCGTGAACAGGATGCCCTGGTTGTCCGCGAGGGCGATGCGGGTCCGGGCGATCAGGTCCGCGCGTTCCACGGGGGTGAGCGCCAAATCGGTGGTTTGGTGGAGCTCGAAACGCAGTGGGCGGGCGGCAATGTCGGCGGCGGTGCGTTCCAAATCCGCGGCCTGCCGGATCGTCGGGGCACCGAAACGCAGCACACCTTCATGGGGCCCGCGGATGTTCACTAACCAGTCGCCACCGATCGGCTGGTGATCCACGTCCACGAATTCGTCCTGTTCGTCCCGCGTCCACCGATCGAACGGGATACGGACCATCTCTAGCGGTCGTTGGTCGGGATCGGACTTTTCCGCCTTCCGTGCCGTAATCAGCCATAGGGCTTCACCGTAGAACAACAGGTCATCCACGGTGGACGCCATGCGTTGCCACGGTGATTGCAACCCAATGTGCAGCTTCGGTGACGGGGCCCGGTATTCCGCACCGTCCCCTATGTCCTTACCGTTCTGCCCGTTGGTCGATTGCATCCACCGGGCGGATGGTGTGACCTGGACGGCACCGACGTATTCCTCTAGGGGGAGCCTCGCGGCGGCGCCGACGATCATGTGGCGGGCCCTGGCCATCGCCGGCACGGCCATCGCTTCCCACCGGGACATGGGGCGGTCCATGCCTGTGCCGAAAACGTCGTTGACGAACAGGGCTTCGGTGAGGTGGTTGTCAACCCACGGTTCAATCTGCGGTTGCAACAGGTGCGTCTCGAGGCTGGCGGCCATGCCCAGTGCCTTACCTGGCCACCAGTCCAGCACACTCATGTGAGTACCCGCCGGCGGCGGCGGGCTTCGGCTTCACGGGCGTTCCGGTCACCATGCACTGCGATGGCGTGGGCGTCGGACACCCGGGACGCCGCGACCTGGGTGGTTCGGGGCCAGTCACGCCACCCACACACCCGGCACACGGGTAGGAACGTCTCAGATGAACAGTCCACCCGTGAGGTCACCGGGTGAGCCTCTCACCGAAACACACGCTTGTGATTCAGTCGGTGAATATTTCGGGGCGTCCGGGGGCGGGTGGGCGGTGCCGGTGCCCCCAGTAGGCCAGGGACGCCGCTACGAGGGGGCACACGTCCGCGGATGATGACCGCCTGGACCACGCCCACCCGTCACCCACTGTGCGTCGCCCCGCACCCGCTACGGCGGCGTCCAACGGGGGTTCACCGCGGTGCCAGACGTCGCCGGCGGTGATGGCATCGAGCATTCCGGCGCTCGCGGCGGTGAAATCACGGGTGTTCAGGGTGGTTACCGGGACACAGGCGAGGGTGAGGGCGTCCACGACGGTGAGCCCGGGGCCCGCGGAGTCCGCGAACACCGGTGCGGCGTGCTCTGCGGCGAGCTCCGCGACGCGTTCGGCAACCCAGTCCACCTGGGGGCGGTGGTCCACCACTTCCACCACCGGGGCACCCGTGGTGGACGGCCAGCACGCGACGATGGCGGCGGCGGACCGGTCCACCGCGACGTCCACCGCCAACACCGGGGGCACCCCGGGTTCGGGTGTTGCGTCACGGTGACGAACCGCGGCCCATTGCACGGCGCCGATCACCCGCGCCGACGTTGTTTGCCAAATATTCAGGTACTCACGACTGAAACCGGAATGCCCCATGACGGATAGGGCGGTTACCAGGGCGTCGGGGGTGGTGAGCCCGGCGGCGAGCCCGGGGTGGATGCGGTCCCACACCGCGGGGTCCGTGGGGTCGTCCGTTTCTTCCGCACCGTATTCGAGCACCGCATACCCGGGAGCACCCGCCCGCGCGGCCGCGAGGTGCCGTGCCAAATAGCGGGACCGGTCGGTGCCGGCGGTGCCGATCAGGATGAGTTGCCGACGCCCCCTGGTGGTTTGCGTCGGCACGATTTCCTGATCCATGACGGTGCCCAGGTCCTCCGGGATTTCCTGGGCCTCGTCCACGATGACTAAATCGAGGGTGGACCCGCGGAGCGAACCCGCTTTCGGGGGGAACGCTTTCACATATGACCCGCGGGCGAACCGCATCCGTTCGGTGCCCTGGGACCGCCGCAACTGGACCCGGGACGCGATCGCGGTGGAACCCAGTTCCGACATGCGTTCACCGAAACGTTCCGTTGTCACATGCCCTGTTTGGGCGGTGTACGCGACGTGGTAATCGGGGTGGGTGAGGGCCCGCCCCTGGGCCAAATCGAACACGAACGTGGTTTTGCCGCACTGGCGGGGCACCAGGATGACCACCACGGGGTATGCGTACCCACCGCCCGGGGTTTGTTCACCGATCAGGTCCGCGGCGGCACGTTGCCACGGCACCCACGGACGGCCGTGGGCGTGGGCCACGAACGCCCCCGCGGCACCGTCAGTCGTCCGGGAGTGGTCTCGAGGGGTGGCCTGTCTCGGCGGCAAGGAACGCGGCCATGGATGCCTCGAACGGGTCTGCTCCACCGTCGTCGGCACCGTCGAGTAGGTCACGGCGTGCCGCCCGATATTCCGCGGTGAGCATCACAAACCCGCGGTACTGGCGGGTGGCGTTCGCGGTGTCGATACGGTCCGCGAGGGACCGCACCACCAGCGCCAAATCCGCCGCCAGGACGGTGCCGGCGTCGCCCAGTTCCGCGATGCGGGCATCCAGGAGCGTGCGGAGCGGGCCCGTGGGCCCCGGGAACGCGGCAAACAGCGGGTCCGTCACTCACACTCACCTCCCGGTGAACAACGCACCCTGGGTGTTTACCTCACCCAGAAAACGTAACAGTCGGGGCAATAACACGTCGGGGCCGAATGTCAGATACGTGCCGTCCGCCGAACTACACCCGATGGCGTGGGCATAGCGTAACCGCCGCCACGAATTGACCCGCCCCATATGAACAGGCACCCCACGGGCGGTGGCCACCCCCACGAGGGCACGGGCGGCGGGGCCCAGTTTCCATTCCGTTGACCCGCCGATGAACAGCACGTCAAACGATTCCCACGGCACGGTGAGGTGTTCCAGTCCATCCTGGGCGACGAACGCCGCGGGCAACCCCAGGGCACGGATGGCAGGCAACCACGGCGACGAACGGGTGAGCGTCGCCCGGGCGTCGCCCACGACGTCGGGTGCCACCGCGAAACGGACACGGGCGGCGGGTAGTCGGGTGAGCCATGCCCACCACCGTTCGTCACCGACATAACTGGACCCGAAACACCCGTTATCCGCGATGACCGCGGCACCCGGCGGAATCCGGTTGCCCTGGGCGGGGGTGACAATGACCCCCAGGGCACCCGTGGTCATCGCGTGTTGGACGGCACCCGTGGACGGGTTCGCGTAGTAATCCACCGCACTCCTACGTAAACCGCCAGGGGGGCGGCGGTGCCCCATAACAGTTTCACCAGTAGTTGCCCACCCACGGTTTGCCACGTGATCGGAAACCCGGCGACGGACAGAAACACGAGGGTATCCACGGGTGCGCTCACAAGGTTGGAAACCCCAGCTGCGGTGACGAACCCCCGTGGGCGGACACCCAGGAACACCGCGAGGTCTGCCAGTTCGGACACCAGGAACGCCGCGGCGGATGCCACCGCCAGGGCGGGCGTTGCCAACACCCACGACAACGCGATGCCTACCCCGATGGCCGCTAGAACCCACGGCACCCCGCCGGCGCGGTGTAGGAAATCGCGGGCCAGGAGCGCCAAACCCGCCGCATACGTGCCGGCGGTGACCAGCAGCCCGAACCCGGCGGGCACCAAACCCCACACCGACGTCGCGACGTTCGCTGCCACGATAAGCCCCACGAAAACCGCAAACCACGCCACCCGCCGAAATACCATGGCGCGAAGCATGGCACCCACCACCGACACCCGCCGCAGCCGGCCTGATCCGGGGTGGGCGACAACGTTGTCGGGTGGAAAAACGGGGCGGACCAGGACACACAAGTCGGGGCGA